ATGAAGAGCAAGAAAGAATTAGTGCTGCTTTACACCCGGATCAACGGGGTGGTGAAGGTGCAGGTGAACAGGGCTGCGATGCCTGCGGGGATGAAGATTAACCAGGAGTTTCACCAGGCTTTGGGGCTGAAGTCAAGTGGGGGTGGGAGATGAAGGAATTTATGCTTCAATTCAATAAGGGACAGGAATACTTGATCACTGCCGAAAAGCTGCGGTTCCGTTACAACCGACAAGGGTCTGGCGGAATAACTATAATAGATATGGAAATGGCGCCAAGCATGTTAGCCAGTTGCTTGGAGAGCAAAGACAACAGAGATATTACTACCTTCTACAATGGCGAGCGGCTATTCAACATCAACATCGACACCAAGAGTAATCCTAACCTGGTCATCATCGAGAGCTACGATCCCTTCCCCGGATACGAAAAGGGACATCCCGCATATAATCCTGAGATTGAGGCTCTTAAAACTGAACCTAAGCATATTGATGAGATGGAGATCAAGGAAATTCGTAAGCAAATCAGTGAACAGCGAGCGTCTATCAAACAAGGTGAATATGATGCACGAGTCGAAAGGTGCCGGAATACGAACGAGCATGCCCTCGATGATGCCTTGAGAATATACGAAAGTTTAGTACACAAAGGCGCTCTGCATGCCAGATTGGTGCTGCAAATTGCCGGGTCTTTTAAGTATCCGCTGTTTTAGGAATTATCAATGGCCTCCGCTGACGCTTTAAGTTTTGCCATGATATTCCACTCCTTGATGGGCATCTCATCATGTGAATATCCTTGTTTTTCAAGGGACTTATGGTGCTCAGTGAGCAGAGTGGCCAAGAGGTGGTTGGTGATGCGCTGTTCGCGTAGAATCAGCTCTAACAAATCAATATTTTCCATTGGACGCTCCTTTAATGGTTTAGTGACATTCACCAGAATGGACGCGTCCCCTTATTTGTCAAGCGTGAAGGCGCGGCTAAGTGGAGGATCGCGGAGATGCGAAACCGGATCCGGTAGCTGCGCCTTCTGTTCTCAAACGGCTAAAAGCCGTTTCTACGATTCAGTATTCAAAGCAGCCCATCAATGTAACCAGGCTATTTATCTGCAGACACAGATGCCCTCAAAGACGAGCGGTGAAGCCACGTGCCCTGGTGCTGTGCAGTGGGCTGCTTTGAATTTTGATAGCACCTACAGCTCCGGGGCGGCAGTGGAGTCGACGCCCGCCGCCCTTCTTTATGCTGTAGGAAAGGAGATGTAGTGCAAAAGTTTATCCCCGTGCAGGAATATGCCGAGATGGTTGGGAAGAGCGCAAGGGCTATTCGAAAAGGTATTGCTTCCGGAAAAATCCCGGCAGTGCACCAGGAAGTTCAAGGTCAGCCCAATGGAAAGTGGATGGTAATTTTGGAGCAATCCGTTGGAACCGTTGGAACCGTTGGAACCGTTGGAACCGTTGGAACCGTTGGAACCGTTGGAACCGTTGGAACCGTTGGAACCACTGAAACCACTGAAACCACTGAAACCGATGGAACTGTTAAGCAATCCTTAAGAGTTGAGGGCAAGCGTCAAGATGACGATTCTACAATAGGCGCTACGGCGAGCGCAGGCACAATTGATTTTGTGCCGTATCACCGGATGGACGAGGCTCAGCTTTTTGCTTTATTTATGGGAGAAGTGGAGCGCAGATTGGCCGGGGCGGAGAGTAAGACGGCGGAATGGGCCAAGATCACGGAGGATTACAATGAGAAGAGCCTGGTTCCGGAGCTGCGGAGGTTGAAGGGCCGGCGTAGCGAGCGGGGCTTAAGGCACTGGTACACGAAGTGGCAGAGATCTGACCATGATATGTTTGAGTTGGTGCACAAGAACACTGCGAAGATTCGGGGCCGCAAGGTGACCTATATAGAGCAGCATTTTTTGACCGGAGCACTGCTATGCGGGTGGGAGAAGCCGATTATGACCGCTATTCGCGAGCTGAAGGCACAAGCAGCCCTGGGAGCACATGAAAGCCCCAGCAGCATCCCTACCTTAAAGCGCTGGTGCCGGGACTTTGCCGAGGATAATCCGGCAGTATGGGTGCAGGGCAGAAAAGGGGATAAGGCGGTTAAAGACACTGTGGTGAAATCCATTCAAAGGGACGATAGCAGTATCAAGCCGCTACAGGTACTTGTGGTGGATGGGCACAAGCTGAGCGTCTTTGTAAAACACCCGATCACCGGCAAGCCCTTCAGGCCTACCTTGATAATGATCTTTGACTGGGGCAGCCGGTACCCGGTGGGGATGAGCCTGGCCCTGACAGAGGACAGCGCGCACACCCTGACGGCCGTGAGAAACGCGCTGCTAAATTGCGAATATATACCGCCCTTCATATATCTGGATAATGGCAAGGCCTTCAGGAGCAAGCTCTTTAATGCTAAATGGGAAGAGCATGACCTGGAGAGAGAATTTGCCGGAATATTCCCCAAGTTGGGGATTGATGCGCATTTTGCCCGGACATACAATGCCAGGAGCAAGAATGTGGAGCGCTTCTTTAAGACCATGCAAGATCAGTGGGAAAAGCGCCAGGCAAGCTATTGCGGTACCTCCATCCAGAATAAGCCGGCACATATGGCCAGAAACGAGAAGTGGATGATAGAGATGTATGGCGCTAAAGCCATGGAATACAATGAGTGCATGGCCAGCATCTATGAATGGATCCGCTGGGAATATGGCATGGCGGTGCACCAAAGCATCAAAGCCAAGCCTTATGAGGTATTTGCCGCCGCGGAACGGAATCCGGAAAGGGCAGTGAACCCGGTGGAGCTAAACTTCCTGATGCTGACGGCTGAGCGGAAGAAGGTGCGCGAAGAGGGCATAGTTCTCTACAAGAACCTCTATTGGGCACCCGAGCTGGTAGATAACATCGGCAAGAGCGTGATCATCCGCTACGACTATAACGACCTGAGAAGCATACTGGTTTATGACATACAGAGCCGGTATATCTGCCAGGCTACAATGCGTGAGAGTCAATGCGGATGGGTGTTTGCCGAGCTGAATAACCCCCTTGCAGCACAGAAGCTATGGGCAGAGGATCGCGAGATCTCCGGGATCCAGCGCCGGATCAAGAAAGACACCAAACGCCTGGTCACCATCGCCAAAAAGGCTGTGGATACTGAAGTGGCTAAGAATCAAGAGATTATCGATAGAAACAAGGCCGAGCGCGGGGAAGAGATGCCGAGCTTTGTGCAGCCTCCGATGATGCCAGCACCACAGAAGCGTTATGACGTGAATGAGGATGTGCAGCGGCTGGAGGAGAAGGCTAAGGAGGTTGCAGAGAGTGAAGAGGTCGGAACGGCGTCCGACCGTACGGGCAAGGTGATCACTCTGGAAGATCTAATGAAAGAGGAAGAGGGTGATTTGGCGGGAACTGTGAGCTTTAAAGAGATACAAAAAATCATAGGAATAGAGAGGTAACAACATGAAGCAAGGTAAATTGGCAAGACTAAGCAATGTGGTGAACGCCGATAAGTGCGTGGACTATCTATTGAACCGTCCGAAGCTGGAGATGGTGGGGCTGGGACTGATTTACGGGCATCCGGGGTTAGGCAAGACAACATATGCGCAGCGGATGGCATACGGCCGAGGGTACATCTATCTGCGTCTGGAGGTCTGGATGACGCCCAAGACATTTGCTGTGGCGCTGAAAAAGGCGATATTGGCACATCTTGGCATGGGTAATAACCCAGTGATCGGGAGTGCGGCAGGAATATTCAACAGCGTGATCGGGATATTGGCAGAGCATCCGGAGGTGGTGATCGTGATCGATGAGATCGACTATGCGTTCAAGGAACAGAAGATACTAAGTGCCATTCGGGACATTGTGGATGAGACATTGGCGGTAGTGATATTGGTGGGAATGCAGAACGCGAAAGACAGACTGTATCAGATAAACCGATATTATTTTGACAGATGCGGGGTATTCTGTGAATTCCAAAGCCCAAGCAAGAAGGACATTGCGTTTTTGATGGCGACAGTAATGGATGCCAAGTTCGGAGAGGACATTGTGGATTATGTGTACCGCCGCAATAAGGGTACATTGCGGGACACGATCAAGCTGCTCCACAGTTTGGAGTCAGTTGCCCATGCCAAAAAGCTCAGTGTGATTACTGTACGGGATTTGGAGGCATAAATGGATCTCAGCATAAGTAAACTTGTAGAAAACTTCGTAGCCCAATATCGGAAACCTTTCAGTTTGGACATTATTTGCGAGATGGTTGGAAAATCCCGCAAACAGGTTCACCCGGTAATCACCAGGCTGCTGTCAAAGGGCAATATCCGCTTGGTCGAGCCCGGCATCTATCTCGCGCGTCGCGAGGAAATGGTAAATAACAGCACATTAAACGGATGCATGAATTTCAGCTTCAACGTCGCCACCGGCCGCCAGATCTTGGATATCCTGGATCGCTCCCGGATCACCAATGTCCGGGATCTCGGCAAAGCCATGAAGGTTAGCCGCCAATACGCCTATCTCTACCTGGCTGCTCTCGCCACCATCGGCGCGGTCGGCTTTGCAGATGGCAGATACGTGAATACAAACAAAGGCGATATCACGAACCTTGGATGCAGAATCGAGAAGGGCATCTTGGGGCGCTTACGCAACCGTAGAAGCGGCAACTTGCCGCTTGATAAAGGAGTTGTCAGTGGATAACGCAAGAGATCTCTTCGACACCCCCCGCGCCCGCCAGCTCCGCAAAACCATCCAGGCACATCGCATCAAACGCCTGCACTGGTCAGACTTCGTCTTCCGCTACATCATGGAAGGCCTCGGCTTTGGCAGATCCCTGCGCGAGCTGCCGGAATCCCGGCTCGAAGAACTCCACCAGATCATCATTGGCTACCGCCGTGAGCGCTCCCAAGCCTTCCGCTACGACGCTCAGGGTCGTTATATGTACCGTCTGCAAAAGGAAGCCGGCTGGAGCGATGATCTCCTCCGCCAATACCTTATCGTAAATTTCAAAAAAACCCATTGGAACATCCTGGACCCCGCCGAACGCGCAAAAGTAATTTCAGACCTTCAAAACATCAATAAGGAGATATAATCATGGTAGAATTCCCCATTTATCTACTGATCGCCATTGGCACATACGCACTTATTGCCACTGGGCTGCTGCTGGCTATTGTCGCTGGTGCCAGCAAGGATATCACTGAGCTAAAAGTAAATAACAGCTCCCTGCGCGAAGCCATCTTCGAGCAAGCGCGCGAAGCAGTTAAAATCAATCGGGAGATCACCGAAGAACGTGATCAACACGCAAAAGAAAGTGCAGATAACCGGCAATCACGCCTGGAACTCCTCAAAGAGTATATCGCTCTCCAGAACGAATACTCATGGTACCGCATCATGATGCGTAGCCTTGCCCCGGTAAGCGCCAAAAACATCGAACTTCAGATCCAGGAGCATAAACATGAAAAAGTGGGATAATGGCACACTTACAATGCCCGTCTCAAGCTGCATGTCATGCCCGGAACACCGATGCAAATATGGCAGAAGAAAAATCTCAGGGCAGTGGGTTACATCACTGCAGGAAGCCATCTGCAAGCGGACTGGCATACCTGTCAAACTCATGGGCATAGCGGAATCCTGCCCCCTCCCGGATTACGAAGGTGGCAAAATATGATGCTCAGCAAATACTTCAGCCTGGCAGAGTGTATCCGCAGCCGCAAAGCCCGGCTCCTCGGCCTCTGCAACAATCCCCCCACCGAGATCATCGAACGCCTGAAGCGCTTCCTCACCACAGTGATGGATCCAATCCGCGAGCTTTTTGGGCTACCCATTTCACCCAGCTCAGTGTATCGTACATGGCCAGTTAATACGGCTGTGGGCGGCAGCGCCACATCTCAGCATCCGGAAGGTGAAGCTGCAGATTTCAATGTCCCTGGGCATACTGTCCGCGAAGTGATGCGCCGCATCATAGCCGCGGGAATCCCCTTCGACCAGCTCATCGATGAATACGGCTCATGGGTCCACATCAGCCACACCTTCCGTCGCAAGAACCGCCGCCAGATCCTGGAATATCGGATGGTAAATGGCAGAACAGTCCGCCGCGAACTCAAAGCCGAGGAGGTTTAAATTGCCACAAGCAAAGAAAGAGAGGTATCACCATGAGCAAGACCATTTTAACCAAGCTCAAAATCATCCATTGCCCTGATTGCGGCAAAACAATCAACGCTCCAATGGAGGCCTGTATCCGCACATCAAGAGATCCCCATGCACCTATTTTCGTGCTAAAGTGCCCCGATTGTGGGCGTAAACGGCAAATGATGGTCCATGCACTGCCGCTTTGCATCGATCACGCCAATGTTGTGTTCAGTGCGGTGATCCAGCTCCTTGCGGTGGAATTTTTAACCGATAAACCAATCAAAATAGAAGAGGTAATATTATGAACAACCAATCCTTCGACCAACGCCCTCAGGATAGCCTGGACGCGGTGTACAAACTGCGTAACGATCTGGAATCCAAGTTCATCGAAATGGGGCAACTCTTTGCCCACATCAAACAAACAAGGCTCCACCGCTTCAATGGCTTCGAGAGCTTTCGGGATTTCGTCGAGCAAGAGCACAACATATCCCTTAGTCTCGCAAACAAATTGATCCGGATCCAGTCCATCTTTGTCCAGGATATGGATCAGGACGAGGAAACCCTCAAAGAGATCGGCATGGATCGCCTGATCATGATCGCACCGCTAATGTCCGATGCCCCCCAGGAAGTCCAGGAAGAGCTCCTGCAGATAGCGGCAGAGTTTCCCCTCCCGGAACTCAAAGCCGAACTCAAAAAACGCAAAAAAGAGGCAAACGCCAAAGCTCCGGACCTCAAAAAAGTGCTGATAGATCAAATGAAAGAACATGTCTGCTGCTGGCTCAATTGCTCTTGGAAAGAAGCTCAATTCAAGCTCGCTCTGTGGTTTTCCGCCATGCCCATCGATGGTCCCGTCCTGGCTGAGATGAAGCAGCACATCAAAACACTCCAACGCCAATTTGAGGAGGAAATCACCAATGGCTAACATGAAATGCCCCATCTGCAAAGGAAAAGGGAAGATCCTGGAGGATGCCCTTCAATACGAATTCGTCACCCGCGATGCTATCAATAGCACCTGCCTCTATTGCATGGGCTTCGGCGTGATCTCTCCAAATAAAAAACTCCCGGACGGCCGTAAAGCCCATGAAATCAAGATAGATTCTCCGGACCCAGCCCCTACACCCGGCCCCTCGCCGAAAACCCGCTTGAACGTTAGCAAAAAGGCGGCGATCAATCCGGAGGCGGTGGATACGGGAGTGGGATACCAGGGTGCTACGCACAGTGAACAGAAAACAGTGAACAGTGAACAGAAAGAACCTTACGAGGCTCCAATGTTCCTGGAGATGGCCTTGAATCCCCGTCTGAACAAGGTGCTGGCCAGTGGGAAGAGATTCCTGATCGTGACGGAAACGGAGCCGTATTACTTTGCCGTATATCGTATGATTCGAGAGCAGGAGCGCCGGCAAGGCACCTGGACGGAGCAAGATGAGGATAACTATGTAGGGACATTGGAAGAGCAAATAAAACGGTACCAGGAGGTTATCAATGGCTAAGACGATCAAAAAGGGTAAAATCGAGTTTTGGATCGATGGCGAGGGGATGGAAACCCCGGTGAAATATATCGATAAGAACATCAAAGACCGCGACGCGTTCGTTTCCCGGCTGATCTCGAAGGCCCGGCAGATGCACATGATCCTGGCCAATTTCAAGAGCCAGGTGAGCGGAGAGATCGCGAATTTCCTGGAAGATACTGCTGCTCGCGAAGGCGAGGAATGGGTTGGCGGTACCACGCTGTATAACTTCAGCATGGACGCGGCCATCAAGATCGCTGTGGCCAAGAAGTGGACATTTGACGAGAAGCTCCAGATTGCGAAGCAAAAGATTGACCGGGTGATCGCGAATCGAAGCGAAGGCGCGGATGAGCTGATTGTGGCTCTGGTCAATCGTGCATTTAATGTGGATAGCAAGGGGGAGGTCGATGCCCGGCAGATGATAGGGCTTAGGCAACTGAAAGTGGAGGATCCGCTGTGGCAAGAGGCGATGGAACTGATTGCCGATAGCCAGAAGGTGCAATCAACCAAAACGTACTTTTATTTCCAGGAAGCCGGGGAAGATGGCAAGATGAATACCATCGTCCTGGATTTCGCAGCATTGTAGGCAGCGTCATGGCGGAGATCAAAGAACTGTGGCAGATGGCCAAAGAACTGGTGGGTGAGGATGAACTCACCCGCCGGTTTCGCATGTGGCTGAACACCTTGATCCGCAAAGAGCGCGTCAAACGCTCTAATACTGATTCTGGTGCATTATATGATTCTGATGTGCTCTGGATACTCGCAGACCTGAACAATCGCACAGGATCGAGATTTGGGGCTACAGACACGGCAAAGCATCTCATTACGAATCTGCTGAAGCGCGGATACACGCCGGAGGATTTCAGTCGTGTCCACGAAGTGAAGATCATGCAGTGGATGGGAGACGAGAAGATGGAGCATAACCTGAGACCTTCTACTCTCTACCGTCCGAGCCATTTTGATGAGTATCTGGCGCAGTGGTGGAAGATGGACAGGCAGAAACGGGAATTGGAAGAGCGGCGTAAACAGGCTTCAGGTGGCAGGTCGCAGGTGGCAGTGAGTGCGCAGAGGGTGGTGGACACAGAGCGAGAGGCGCTGATCAGCGAGCTGATGAGTAAGCCCTGGCATGCACATGAGACCTGGCTGGACTTCATGCGCTGGACTGTTCGCTTTCCTGATGCTGAGAGCCTGGGAAAGTACCCGATGCCGAAGCGGATCCGGGAACTGCGCAAGGAGCCGGGGATGATGATGGCGGTGGCCAAGAAACAGGTGCCGGCTAAATATGAAGCAGAATATACCAGGATCAAAAAGGAGACACCCCATGGCTGAATTATTCCGTAGTGACCGGAGTTACCGACCGGATGAGATAGCTGAGAAGCTGCAAGTTGATGTGAGAACGGTTTACCGGATGATCCGTGATATTGCCGATCCTCTCCCGGCCTACAGGCCTTGCGGGATATGTGGGCGCGCGTTAAGGGTGGAGGGAGCGGAATTGATCCGCTATCTGGAGAGACGGAAGGTGAGGCCTGAAGATGAGTAAAATGAAAGCCCCGGTGAAAAGCCGGGGTTTTTTATGACACAAGGCGACAGGTGGATTTGACGGCATTTCCGGGCAAGCAAAGCTTGGCACATGAGTAACAGCAAAGCTTTCAGAGAGAAAAAGGACATGGCCTTCGAGGCCTACATCGGCGGGAAAACCGACCCCAGGGAGTTGGCCGAGCTGGTGGGCTGCAGCCCTATCACGATAGGCAAATGGATCAAGGCCGGTAAATGGAATGAGATTCACGGTGAGGAGCGGAAGCTGCGCCGGGAGATATCGGTGGTGCAGAAGAAGGCATTGATCGCCGCGCTCAGAGAATACGCGAAGGATCCCAAGAACACTGCATTGCAGAGTTTAGTAGGACTTATCAAGCAGCAGCAGATCAAAGAAGCGCCAGGCAAAGAGCTGAATGAATACATTGTTACCTTCCTGGATCAGACAACAGACTTCATGATTGAGCGGGGGCTGAGCGGGCTCTTAAAACAATTTCAGGCCAATCTGATGGATCTGGCCGAGTATTTGCGCACGAGGAATCAATGATGAAGTTTACCCCGCACGGTACCTCTCAAACACCCGGCAGCTTGCCCGGCTGCCGGGGCCCTTTTGGAGCCAAGAATGAATGACCTTTTGGTGAGGATACTCTTTGTTCTGTTCGCGCTGTATGCCGGGGTGATGAGCTGGCTGTATAAAACGGCATACACAGAGCATAAGGAACTAAAGCGCGCCCATGAGGACTTGAAACTGATGGTGAGTGGGCTGAAGTCCGCCATCATGGATGATTTTGAGGCCACGCTGGATAAGCGCTTTGACCGCTATCTGGAGCAACTGGACACCAAGCTTGATAGCTGGTGGAACAAGATAGAATGCAATCTGATGAACGACGGCAGGTTGCCCCCCAAACGAACTAAACGAGATAATTAGGAGAATACTATGAGCCAGAGCAAAGCTACGCGTAGCACGGCTAAGAAGATAATGCAATCCATCCCTGATCACGGACTGCCCTATGGGGCTGACACCGAATTAGAAGGCACCTTTGGAGGCATCAGTATATTCCGGGCAGATTTTCCGGATGATGACACCAGTTTTGAGATCGATGGCGAGGGTGTGAACCTCAGCGTTCTGAACGGCGTTGTGCCGGATGGATTCACATATGTATCGCACTTCACGAAAATCGGGATCCCGGCCGGATCTGACATGGTGCTGATAGTATACGGGTTTTAATGATGAGGCTCTCGCATGAACTGAGGGTGGGCGCGAGCCATGGGTTTGGTGCGGGAGCCTACGGTGTCCGCATGAACATGCTGATTCCCGGTGACTTGCCGGCTGACGATCCCAGGATGGCAGACGCTGGACGGGCAGAGCGATTGGGCAGCCTTTCGCTATACAATGATGCCTTGGGCGCTTTGACATGGACTGAGGCCGATAACCCCATGCCTGCGTACGCGGATAGAATCAAGCGTATCTGCTCCGTGCAGAGCAGAATGCGGCGCTGTGTGGTCGGCACAAATCTGTCGGTGCGCTACCTGGATCCGAATGACAGCACTAAGTACACAGACGGTAGCGATTACGCAGAAGCGGATGGGAACATCATGGTGCAGATCCCGAAGTTTTGGTTTAAAATCCTATCTGATGGGGATTGGATAGAGATGTGGATATCTCCGGAACCAACCCCCGGGTTCACAGTCCATCCTGCGTTTCGGAAGATCCGGGATGGTGCGCTCATCGAAGTTCCCTATCGCTATGTAGGAGCATACGAGGGAGTCCTGCAAAAATCCGGGCAGCCGGTACACAGATATGACTGGGTGGCCGGTGACGTGGGCGATAGAAATGTGTCTCAATTCAATAACTACGCTTCTGGTGATTCCTTGGCATCTGTGCCCGGATATCTGCCCTGTAGCTCCATGAATATCGCCCAGTTCCGAGAGGCTGCGAGGGCCATCGACAACAACACCGATGACTCAACCTGGAGGCAACTGGACGCATATTTGCATCACGCAATACAGTTGCTTATGGCGGTAGAATATGCTACGTGGAACAGCCAGACAGCGCTGACCGGAAATGCCTACAAGGGGCTTTCAAGCATCGCCGGAGGGCAGTGGCTATCTATAGTGGCAGGGAACTCGACAGATCAATACTATCCAATTGTTCCAACCGGTTTGACGAACAGCCTGGGTAATAGATCAGGCAGTGTTAACCTGGCCAATGTATACAGCATTCCTTTGCCGACGGAAAATATAATAGGTGTATTACCTGACGCGCCAGCAGGATGGATAAAGGACGGGAGTAAGTATAGCCATGTCGCCGGAGTTGATGAAAAGCTGGAGTACACCGGTTTCGTGCCCACTAATGGGGTTGTGTATAGGGTGAAATTACGGTGTACAGTTGTTCAAGGAACGGTCAAGGCGTCGTTTGGTGGGGAGATCCTGGTGCTAAGCCCGGGGGAACACAAGTCATTCTATGTGGAGGCAAGAGCAACAGAGGGGCTGGTCATTGCGCCATCCATGGACTACATCGGAGACATCAACAATGTCACAATAGTTAGGGATTCAGGTTTGATATGGGACGACGTCGTGCCGAGTTATCGCGGGATTGAAAGCTATTTTGGGCACATGTTCACCTTGATAGATGGCGTCTTGCTGGATTTTGCCAGTGTCGGTACGGTAAGCGTGTACGCGAAAAATGGGCAATTCAGTGGCAGTATTCAAGATTATAATCTGCTGGCAGGGGCTCAGGCTGCGCCAGCCTCCGGCTATATACACAAACTTCATTTTTTGCTCTCGGCAGCCGGCTTCTTCTACCCTGCCGCGACGGGCGGGACGGCATCGCAAACTATTGGCGTCAGTGACAGGTACTACAACACTAGCTCGGCCGGGCTGCGTGTCGTGGCGGTCGGCGGTTTTGCGTTTCTCAGTGGTAACGCTGGGGCGTTCTGCGTGAGTGCGAATTACGGCGTTTCGACTGCGTATACGAATATCGGCGGGCGGCTCTGCTTATGAAAAATTTAGGGTTGTGTACAATGCGTGTCGTGGCAGTCGGCGGTAATGCGAATAACAGTGGTAACACTGGGGCGTTCTGCGTGAATGCGAATAACGGCGTTTCGACTACGAATACGAATATCGGCAGGCAGCTAAGCTTATTATCCCATACTGTATGTACACGACCTCACCACTTGGTGAAACACAAAGCAAGCCCTAAGGTGCTGGTAGCTAAAGCGAAAGCTCCGGGCGTAAATAAGCAGAGGGTGGCATGAAGCGCTATGGCCTGCTGTTTGATCGGATAACAAGTATTGATAATCTTATCATGGCTCACCAGAACGCAAAAAAAGGGAAAGAGTGGTATAAGGAGGTGCGGGACGTGGAAAAGGACGTTCAGAGCCACATCCTGCACCTGCAAACACAGCTCAGGCAGGGAACCTATTCAACTGGGGAGTATGACGTGTTTACCCGTCAGTGTGGGAATAAACTAAGAGAGATATATCGCTTGCCATACTTTCCGGATAGAGTGGTTCACCATGCAATTCTCCAGGTAATTGGAGATATCTGGGTGCGTTCCCTTGTAGCTGATACTTATGCCTGTATCAAAGGTAGGGGTATCCACAAAGCAGCCAAAAAGTTGAAGAGCATATTACGTCAGGATCCTGATCTATATTGCCTTAAGATCGATATCAGAAAGTTTTATCCCTCTGTAGACCATGATATTCTAAAGTGCATAGTTCGGCATAAGATCAAGTGCGACAGAACCATTGAGCTCCTGGATGGCATCATTAATAGCACGGATTCCGGAATACCAATTGGGAACTGTCTATCACAGCATTTTGCCAATATTTACATGAGTAGATTCGATCATTGGATCAAGGAGACCAAAAGAATAAAGCACTACTTTCGGTATAGTGACGATATGATTTTCTTGCATAACGATAAACGTATGCTTCACGAGTTGCGCTCAGAAATCGCAGAATACCTTAGAGATGAGCTGCGGCTGGAGATGAAGAGCAATTGGCAGGTATTCCCAGTAAAAAGCAGGGGTATAGACTTCCTTGGTTATCGCTTCTTCCCTGGCTATACGTTGGTCAGAAAATCTATCTCTGCCAGGTTCAAAAAGCAGGCAATACTTATTAGAGATAGACGCATTACAGGCCAGAAAGCAATCAGTAGCATCATGAGCTATTACGGTTGGCTAAAGCCAGCTAACAGCCTTAACCTGATAAAGAGACACGTTGATATCGGGGTTAAGGCCGCAATTAGTGAGGCCTCTGCGGAATTGGGGGTTAGAAACCCTTTGATTAAGAGGCTTAAGTGAAGAGTTTTAGCGACTTCTGTGATGAGATAAAGCCGCTTGAGGGTGATAAAATGCGCCTGGATGACGCCATCAATATTGCCCTGGTGGTCACCGGCCACAAGATCGTGCAGAGCAAGTTTAAAGAAGCAAAATGTCTGCACCTTGAGGTTGAGATTGATGGAGTGAAAAGAGTTATCTTCACTGGTTCCACTATCTTGATTGAGCAAATAGAAAAGTACCACAGCGAAATCCCCTTCAGCACCACAATAATCAAAAACAAGAGATACTATACTTTTACGTGAGGATAAGATGAGAAGCACAAGCGAAACTCCATTACAGCCAGGAAGCATGGCATACGGCCGGAACTTAATCCTGGTCTGGAATGTATCCCAAACAGAAGATGGCTATGAGTATGACAGCCTGGAGGTGCCAAAGCACAGCAGTGAGGCGGAGATCAGCAGCGCGCTGGAGTGCGCCGGAATAGACAGTGGAACTATACAAGGCATTCTGCAATGCCTTGATCAGGACGCCACTGGAGTAGGGGTAACAGATGGCTAAATTCATCCAGCGGCAGAACAAGGCGCTTCAGGAGATAGCGGCTAAGACACCGCATGTGATTCCATTTAGCGGGGATACTCCTGCCGCGAAGGTGTACCGCTTGGCGCGGGTGGATTCCCATGGCTGGGAGGCCTTCAGCTATTTTTGCGAGACCTACTTCCCGCATATCTTCACCAAGCCCTTCGGCCTGATGCACCGGGAGATGTTCGAGGAGACGGAGGCTCTTTGTGGCGTTACCGCCATCACGGGATTCCGGGGCTTGGGCAAAACTGTGCTGATGGGCGTGGTCTATCCGATCTGGAAGATCATCAAGGGGGAGCGCTATGTGATACATACTGCTGCTGACATTGACCTGGCGGTGGAACGCTCTGCGTTCACTCTGCACGAGCTCCAGAACAATCGAAGGCTGATCAGTGATTGGCCGGAGCTTCAGCCGGTGGATACCGAGAAGGAAGATTTCTACCTGAAGAATAAGGCCAGGATCCGGGCCAGATCAATAAAGCAAAGCCACAGGGGAACCATTAACCCCAAGACAGCGAAGAGGCCGGGGCTGATCATTTGTGACGACATAGACAAAGAAGAGAACATGGGCAGCCGCACGATTGGCAGGCGCAAACTGGACAAGATCACCCAGGAGCTGGCCGGGGCTTTGGATCCAGGAGAGCCGGGCAAGGTGATCTGGCTGGGGAACCTGGTTCACCCAAATTATGCTATATGCCAGTTTGAAGAGCTCATAAAGGGCGAAATTAAGGCCGATAATCCCGATTTGGACCTGGGATACCAAACTACACTAAAAGTGCCACAGCGCGCGATTCTGCGCTATTCGTTGGAAGATTCTCATGGGCGGTCTGTGTGGGAAGAGCAGTATCCCACCGAGAAGTTGCACGAGCTCAAAGCCAAATACGGCTTTACCGGTTACCAGCGTGAGATGCTTGGCAAGCAGGTGATCGAAGGCAATATCTTTAAGAATGAGTGGTTTAAGCGTTACCGCAGCCTGCCGGAAGCCCCTAAGATGAAGAGGGTGTGGCTCTACGCGGATCCGGCATGGGGTGAGAAGGGATGTTACAAGGCCATTATCTCCATCGGTTATGATGGTGACAGGTTCTACGTGATCCACGTCTGGATAAGGCAGACTGAGAATACTAAGTTCTTCAGATACTACTATGATGCCTATCAGGAGTTGGATCGCACCTACAGAGTGAAAGCCAGAGCAGCCTGTGAAACCACTTACGGTCAGCAACGTATCCTGGCTGATTTTGACCGCTGGGCTACTGATCACCATTTACCGCCCATCAGTCACCGAATCAAACGCATTGATACCAAGGAGAATAAGAACCTTCGTATTGAGAGGACTGAGACCGTCATTGAGACAGCTAAGGTGCTGTTCCCGGACGGCCAGGATACACCCACTTTAATCAGCCAGTTTCTCACCTATCCTGATGGTTATGTTGATGGATGTGACGCTCTGGCCGGATGTTTGGAGCGCTTCAATGAATATGATATTGGCCGGAACCGGGTGCGAGTGCGAAGGTTGAGGATCTGATGGACTATTTTGATCGGCTCATGCTGCAATACTACCAGGTGCTGAATAATGCCTGGCAACGGGAAATCCGGGACGCGGCACGTTTTGCGATCCAAGCGTTGAGCGATTTACCCAGGGCGGAGCGGGTGAATAAGCGTACAATTGACGCGTTGATGGCAGTGATCAATCAGAACCTGGGTGATGACTTTATGATGGCGGTGGCAGCTGAGACCAAGGCTTATGTGGAGAGAAGCTTGCGCCTGGGCATCCAGGACGTGCGCACGGATCCCAAGGTGAAGATCAGCATCGGGCTCTGGGGCATTGAGGATCAACGCCTTGCGTCTCAGATCCGGCAGCAGAACCTCTTTTGGATCGGGCAACATTGGGGCAGCGACATCAGCCAGGACTTCCGGGACGCTCTAACCACCGCGGTTCAGGAAGGATATACCAAGGAGCAGCTTGCGGGCTTACTGGAACAAAAGTTCAGTGATTTGGGGCCAAAAAGCGCTCACTACTGGCAGGGATTGGCGGAGCATACCGCGCTGAGAATACGGGAGTTTGGGCGGCTCTCCGGCTATGAGAAGGCCGGAGCGAAGTGGTACCGCTTGGTGAATCCGATGGATAACAGGACGAGTGACATCTGTTGGGCATTGGTCAGCGAGAATAAGCTCTATCCGCTCAGTGTAGCGCTCAAAGTGCGAGATCAGCTCATTGACATCGACGTTAACGCGGAGGGGCTGGAGGAATCCAGGGAGCGGATTAAAGCTTTGGCGCCATGGGTTACTGAAAGCCAGGTTGAGCGGGACGCAGAGGGGAATCCAACGGGAGTTTCCGGAGCGCATACGCCGTTCCCGCCGTTTCATTGGAAATGCCGGACTAAGACCGAGATAGTGGTATAACGCGGCAGGATGCCGCTTCTACTATGTAAATACTGTGACATAAGGCGACAGGTGGGTTTGACGCCAAGAAGGCGCAAGCAAAGCTTGGAATCAAAGAATTAAGGAGCTCCCATGGCTTATTTACCCGTTTCCGGCGCAGACTTTTGCCAAATGATGAACCTTCCGGCCGACATGGCGGATAACCCGCTTTGGGCTCTGCACAGTGGGTTGGTGATGGGCTTAATGGCTCGTTACACACTCGATGAGGCAATGGAAGACGCATCTACATACACTCCTGAGGATCCGGAAGAGGGTGAAGCACAGGTAATTGAGAGTGAATATTATCATGCTCTGCGCTTGGCCTACAGCTATTTTATGCTATCCCAGACTGCGCATCTACTGAATCTGAAGACCTTAGGGCAAGGCATCGTGAAAAGCATTGGCCTGGATAGCAGCACTACCGCACTTTTATCCGGCCACGAAATGGATCAACTGGCCAGCACCTTGGAACTGAAGGGCTTGTCAGCTTTGGGCGCATACATCAGTCAGGAAGGGCTTCAGCGGATGCGTGAGCTTACTCCGGTGCCTAAACGATTCCGGATTGGGGTGATCTGATGAACAATCAACCGGATCAATTGATGCGCGACATTTACCAGGCTATCTATGCCGCGCTGGAGAGCCGGGTTTACCTGATTGGCAGCATGATAGACGCCGATGCGAGGCGCGAGATCATCGCTCAGAAGATATACGATAAAGGCGACTTTTATGATAATGCCGGCTACCTGGTGGAAAACCAACCTGGAGCACTGGTGCTGAGAGTAGGCTCCAATGTGCGTCATGAGCCGTTTGTGCTGGGCGGCAAAGTGCCTTCCTGGACTCCCATCGCACCTTTGAAGGCCTGGGTAGATCGCAAAGGGCTGGCCTGGACGGACAAGAAGAGCGGCAAGCTGCTGACAATTGAGCAGATGGCTTATATGATCCGGGGTAAGATCAAGCGGGAAGGCATCCCGGCAAGGAACGTATATGAGACGGTGATCAAGAACCGGGAAGCATGGATATATGAACAATTGGATTCGATTGAGGTAAAACTGTGAGCAAAATGACAAGCGAGCGCGCCGCTATCACTGCGGCTTTGAACCAGGCAGAGATCACGAATGTGCTGTATAACAAAGATGAGATACCTAAAAGCCTGCCGGCTGCTATCATCACCCTGGAAAGCGAGACCGGCAAGAATGGCACATCCAAGCGCTTTACTGACACGGACTTGGGCTGGAGCGTGTTTTTGATCGTCAACGCGCAGAACGCGATCGATCCGGATGGTGATCTCTACACATTGAAAGAAAGCTTCCGCGAGAAGTACCTCGGCACAATGGGCAGAGACTTTCCGGCTATCGAATATTACAGCGGCCGCATTGATGGGGCACGCCTGGTGCGCATTGCCAAGATCAGCTTGCTCAGAAGTGGGATTGGAGCCGGATCATGAGAATTACGCGCATGGGCGGATACCGGCTGGCCATCAGTGACGTCAGCGACATGATAGAGAAGAAATACAAACCTGAGCCGATTGACTTATCCAAGTGCAGCAGAGTCGGCAAGCAACTGATCTCCAAAGCAGCCGAGAGCAAGAAGCTGGTAGCTGCGCCATACTCAATGAAAAAGCTGTCCAATCTGCTGGACATGGATGAATATCACAGCGGCTGTATTGACGCGCTCACGATGGCTACTGTGATGATGTTTGAATGCAAGGATAAGCGGGTGACGGCCTGGATGGAAGCAGCGGAGTTCCCGGCATGTGAAGATCAGACCACTATCCTGGCAGAGATGATGAAGTTTTATTTGGCATGTGGCAATGGATTTTTGATCAAGATGCGGAGTCCGATGGGGCAATGGGTAGGGCTGGAGCGGATGCTGCCGAGTGAAGTGCAGATAGTGGAAAACTATGATGATTCCGGCTTTTTCAAGCCAGATTATATCCAGGTTAAGAACAACCTCAAGAAAGACTTCGCTTATGCGGACATCGTGCACATCAAGAAGAGCACCCACAGATCTAATGCCTGGGGTTTGGCTTGTCTTCCGATCGCGATCAACATCGAGATCTTAGGCGAGATCAAGACCTTTGATTACAACAACTTCAAGAACGGGCTAATGATCGACTACTTCGTGATCGTGGAGGGTGGGACATTGCGCGACGGCAGCGCTGTAGATGAGGAAGGTAACGAGGTGATCAGCGATGCTTATACCGAGATTGAGCGCGCTCTCACCGAAGTGAAAGGAAACGCCAAATCCCACTCTACTGTCCTCATCGAAAGCGAAAACAAGGACGTTAAGATCCGCCTGGAGCCACTGCGTCAGCAGGATCGTGAAGGCGGCTTCCTCAACCTAAAGAAAGACTTAAGAGAAGGCATCCTGGCTTATCACCGGGTGCCGGCAAGAATAGTATCCCAATTGATTCCCGGCCAGCTTGGTGGTGATAACCGCAGTGACATGGCCATGTTTTACCACTTCGTAATCCGGCCGCTACAGGAGCGTCTTGCGCTCGCTTTTGCGAATGAGTTTAACTATGAATTCAAATGGAATGTTAAGGCTTCGGACTTTGAGTTCGGAGACCTGACAGAAACGCTTAAAACCCAAGATGAGAGGCTGTTTGACGGCCTCCGCAACAAGTAAAGGAGAAATGCATGAAGCTTTTTAATCGCAGTCCCAACCGTCAACAGCGCAGACGCATCCAGAAGGGTAACCTTCGCAATGTCGATGTGGATCTCATCTCTTTGCTGTTTGACGACATGAAGCCCGCTAACATGCGCGGAGCAGTGGTCAAAAGCGCCGATGGCAAACAGGGTAAAATCCTGGGCGCCACGGCAAAATTCAAAAGTGAAACGGTGGGCAATGAGGGCCTGCTGTATGTAACCGTGATGGAGCCCGATGTGGTGGACTCCCAGGGTGACACTTACACCTCCGAAGAGGTGAAGAAAGCCGCGTACCACTTTGCTAAGAAAGGCCTGGTGGGCAAGAACGACGTCAACCACAACAATCAGCCCGTCCCGGAGTTTGTAATTGCCGAATCCTATATCCTCAAAGCAGAGGATAAAGATCACTTCCCCAACACCAAAGCCGGAAGCTGGGTGGCCGTGCTGAAGTGCGAAAACCTGAACAGCGATCTGTGGCAGAAAGTGAAGAAAGGCCAGTTCAATGGCGTTTCCATTGCCGGTTTTGCCGAAGATACTGCTGCAGCCGGCAACGGTGCATTGGTGGCCGAACTGAAGAGCCAATTGGACGGCATTCGCAAAGCCATCGGCAGCAACCCCAACCCGGACACGAACAAAGTGCTGGAGACCCTCCAGGGCAGAATCCACGAGCTCGAAAAGGCAGACGAAAGCTCTGCCACTCAGGAGCTCATCAAATCGTTCACTAATGAAGTCAAGGAGCTTAACTTGAGCATCACAAAGGCCATCAGCAAGTCGCTGAAGGGCGAGCCCAAAGAGGGGGGCGGGGACACAGAAGTGATGATCGACGGCGCGAAGGTGGTGGTGAAAGCTGCCCATCGCGAGATTTACAAAGGCATCGCCGATGTGGACAGCGGCAAAGCGATGAACATCCTCACCCCCAACACCACGTCTCTCTTCATCGATGAAGTGATCGGCAGCAAGCCCGGTGATACCCTGAGCGATATCACGGTTGTGCCGCTGATCAAAGACGAGAAGATCGATAGTGGTTTGATCGCTGATTTGGTCTTTACCAATAGCCTGGACGAGGCTGCCGCGGCGCAAGCAGTCAGCACGCGTGACATCACTTGTACCACCGGAATCCTGACCGCGGAGTTCACTCTGGGCCGGGACGTGGTGGAATTTTACAAGGACAAGTATGGTGAAGAGGCTTTTGGCGCGTATGTGGAGCAGCACATCGCCAAGAAGGCTGAAAAGGCCATCCGCCTGTTGCTTTTCCGTGGCGACCGCGATTCTGCCACTCCGGCTCTGGCCGGGCTGAATGGCATTATTAAGCTGGCAACCGCAGCCAGCGCAGTGACTACCATTGATCAAGAAACTAACGTCAACTGGGACGAGAAGTTTGAAGCCGCGTTGCTGGAATTCTCTGACGCGATGTTGGAAGACCAGGAGAACTTCAAGTTCTACGTCTCTCACAAAGACCTGGTGCGCATTCGCGCAGAACTGGCCAGACGTGAAACCAATGCCGGGGATCGCTTCCTGCTGGAAGGTGGAAACGTATCCTTTGCCGGCATCCCGGTGAAACCGCGCCTGATGCCGGATGACTACATCATTGGCGGCCTGCCCAAGTTCATTATCCTGGGCTACCGCACCGATGCCGAACTGAAGGTGGAGCACCACGGAAGCGACTGGAAGTATCACTGGTACATCCGAGTCCGTCCCGGTATCACCTACGTTGACGGCTTCGTGAAAGTATTCCAAATTGTCTAAGGAGGCATACATGAGAAATCTGAGATTCATTATCCTGTGCCTGCTGCTCACCGCCATTCTGGTGGTGAGCCTGAGCGCGCAGACCTTGCCCGTGGATTCCAGGAAGAAGGAAATGCAATTCTTCCGCGATTGGAGTGCCCAGCGATATTCTCCGGCAGCAGACACGCTGTGGCACAAAATTACCTTGCCGGATAGGTGCGTAGAGGTGTGGGCTATTGCCGACAGCGGAGCTATCGCCATCTCGCCTGATAGCCTGTATTACGCTTCTACAAATAAACCCTACGCGTTGATAAGTGCCGGAGTGCCGTTTGCGCTACCCACCGTCCGGAAAACAGAGATATGGGTTAAGCGCGCGAGCTCTGCGGTATCTACACACCTAAACCTGATTTATAAGCGAATGTGAGGTGAAGAATGGACGTTATATTCAATAATCAGGAACTCGTTGTAACCGTTTTGTCGCTCGTGATCGCCTGGGTGATCGCCATGATCTGGAAGAAAACTGCCAACCGCGCGGCAATCATAGTGGCGCTTAACCAAATCCTGGACATCGTCCAGGACATCGCCAATGGCCCGGATACCAGGCATCTGGATGATGCGGCCAAGAAGGATCTGGCCGTTAGTAAAATCAATTCCTCGCTTCCTAACAAGCGAAAAACACTGATCGGGAAGGTCTTTGGCGGGATTGGCGGAGCCGTGGAATTTGTGTGGAAAAATAGAAAGACGCTGGTGCCAGCGGCGGTGAAGCTGGTAAAGGTGGTATTCTGATGGCACTGACAGCACCGACATTCCCTTCTGGCACCTTGCCTACCGACCTGCTGTTTAATGCGCTGGTGGATGTGCTGGTGGCTGATAACGTTTACTTTGGTTTGGGTGAATACACCGCCGCCGAAGTGGGCACGAAGTATGCCACGAAGACATCGATGGCTACCGAGATCAGCACCTTCCTGAAGCCGCTGGGCGAACTGGCTGAGAAGCCGGGCAAAGCCGACAGCAAGATCAGCAAGCTGAAGAGCCGCAACTATCAGATTCCGGGCAAGCGCACCAGCACGGTGGAGCTGACCCTGAACGGCCTGAGCATGAAACAGAAGGATTATCTGGAAAGCTCTGCTTTTAGCGGGGTGGTGACGACAATCCTGCTGACCAACCGGGAACAGGACAGATATACCATCTTCAACGGCATGCGCTGGACAGTTGACTGGAGCGCTGAAGCTGATGGACTGTACACTGTCGTGATCTCAAGTGAATATTCTGGAAACACTGCAAACAAGCTGTTTGTGGGCAAGGGCCTGGCATAAGCCAGATAAACTAAGGCCGTCCCTTAACTGGGACGGCCATAATAAAGGAGAAGAGAATGGCTAACCTGGAAGAATCACCACTATTTGATGAGGGGCTGCCACCTGTTGAGATGGAAGATGAAGACTTGACTTTTGACCTGCTGGAGCATGTGATGCCGGGGGATCATGTATATTTTGGGTTTGGTAATGATGCGCGCACGTTGATTCAAGACACTGCGGATATAACCAATCAGGATGTGATAAATATTCTAGGCAAGATGGATTTATTGGGTGAGCTGGCTGAGAAACCTGGGAAGGTCGACAGCAAGATCAGTAAGTTAAAGACTCGCAACTATCAGATCCAGGGAAATCGGAGCAGCGATATTGAGCTAAACATTGTTGGGATATCTGATAAACTCCTGGGGTACCTGGAATCGGAATTGTTCCAATGCAATGATGTTTGCATACTGGTTACGGATGTAGTTAAGGAGGCGGCGGACATCGATGTTGATCCGGGTTATCGCTGTTTGCTACTGAACGGCATGCGCTGGGTAGTTGACTGGAGCGCTGAAGCGGATGGGCTGTGGACTGTCGTGATAACTACTACGATCTCCGGCACTACAACAGACAAGATAATGCCATTTACTGCCATATCATGGGCAGTGGAGGAATAGATAATGAAAATCAACACGAGTATTCGGACGCTGAAGGGCAGGTTTAGAGGCAAGGTTTACCGCTTTCTGAATGGCATATGTCCTATCGTGGTGGAGGCTTATGATCCTACGAAGGGTGAGACGCCGCCGTGGGAAGAAGGTGGTGAATAATGGCTGAGATCAAGCTGAGCTATGGCCAATTGCGGCAGATAATGGCGCTCACAATCAACAATGGCGAGGTTCGCACCAAGCTGGGTGACATTTTGAACGGCAAAGGCGGGGTGATCACGGAGGCCGATTTGATGGATTTGCTGATTAACTCCGAAGTAGAGAAGGACATCATCCGCATCTTGAGCGGCCAAAATCCCGACACCATGGACGCGATTGAGGCATTGGAGATTTTAGCCTCTTTTTTCGCGTATATCAGAGCCAGCAAGCCGAGATTCGCGCGTTGGCTCGAAAGTATCGGGTTAAAGCCTCCCGCAAAGAGCGGGACGACGGGCTCACCCGCTTTGAGGTAAGTATGCGCGGCCTGGGTTATACCGCTCTGGATTTTGACACTTTGAGCTTGCCTGAGCTCTATGAACGCATGTGCATTCATGGCCAGGAAAGGGGAAACTGATGCGTGAGATAGTCTTCAAGCTGGTGGTGGATACCGATAGCACCCACGGCAAGCTTCAGCGTGTGGAAGAGAGCCTGGACGAGCTAAAAGCAAAGGGCGAGAAGGGTAGCTATTACACTTTCACCACCGATGCCAACGGCAAGCTCCGGGCGGTGATGCACGACCTGGACGAAGTGCAGAAGGAAGTGGAAGCGCCCAAGGAAATGAAGGTAAGCGCTGATCAGGCTTTGGCTACTATCCGCGATGTGAAGATCGCAGTCGATGGAGTCTTGCAGGTGGTAGGCGGCCTGGTCAGATCTATGAACGATCTGCTCGATGCCTCGCTGGGTCAGAGACAGGCCATGACTCTGGCTTCAGTTGCCTTCGGCGAAGCTGCTGGTGAGATGGGTAACTTCGCTTCATCGATGCAACAGGTCACCAACTTTGAAGATGACAAGATGCTGTCTCTGATGGCAAAGCTGTCTCAGACCTTCAAACTCAACAAGGATGAGATTCAACAACTGGTGCCGGTACTGCTTGACTTCACAGAAGCCAATAAAGCTACCGGGATGAGCGTGGAGTCTGCCTTTGATCTCATGGGTCGGGCTCTGAATGGACATACTGAGATGCTGGGCAGATATGGCATCGAGCTTGATGATACTCGCTTGAAGACAGAAGGGGTATCTTATCTGGTTGAGAAGCTTGGCGAGGACTATGGAGGAACTGCCACTGCTCTGGCTGATCTGAGACTTCAGAATGCCAATGCCTGGGGAGACATCCAGGAGACAGTGGGCGATATGCTGACCACTCTGATCAATCCCCTACTCAAGGGTTTGAAACTGCTCATGGATGCCTATAACAGCCTATCTCCGGTGATGAAGGGCTTTGTAGCCGGTATCGTGATCGCCATCCCCATCATCGGAACGGTTACCACTGCGGTCACCGCTCTGACGGCAGCTTATCATGCCCTTCAGATAGCCATGAACCCGGTAGCAGGGATCATCGGTTTAGCAGTAGGTGCCTTGTCTGCCTTGGGACTGGGTCTGGCAGCAGCTTCAATCAAGACCGATGTCATGGTCGAGTCACAGAAGTCAATGACAGACGAGATCAAAGAATGCAATCGCCAAGTCTCAATAGAAGCGGAGAGATTCAACTTCCTTGCCACCAGACTGCTGGAGCTGAGATCTGCCACGAACCTTGCTACATCCGACAAGACCGAGATGAAGAACATCATCCGGACTATGAACGAGCAGTATGGTGAGTACATCGGTAACATCGACCTTGCAACCGCCTCTTACAATGATCTGGCATCAGCTTTGCGTAGTGCTTCCGAAGCATTGATCCAGAAGCAGATAGCGGAAGTCTATGGAGAGCGCTATCAGGCTCAACTCAGACAAGTGGCAGAGCTGCAAGTGCAGTACAACGACCTGATGAAGACAGCCAGAGAGAACCAGTCCCAATTCATTCAGGATAGAGAGATGCTGCAAGGTGGCCCCGGTGACTACTGGAAGGTGAGTCCGGAAGGTATCCTCAATGAGCAGATCACCCAAGTAAGAGACAATCTTAACCAAGCCAAGGGTGATCTCAATGACTTCGCAGCCGCTTATCGCCAAGCTCTGATGGAACTCCCAGACATGAGCTTAGGTGGTGGAGACAGCTCCGGTTCGTCTAACACATCCCAATCCGATGCCAGACGCAGCGAGGAAGAGAGACGCTTGGAACAGTTGCGGCAGTTACAGCAGAACTATGATGTCCTGGCAATAGACGATGCAGTGCTTAGAAAGCAGAAGGAACTCGAAATCCAGCGGGATGGGGAGCTTGCCAAAGCGACTGCTCTTGGTGCCTCGGAAGAGCTACTACAGTCAATCCGAGATCACTATGCTAATGAATCGGTGAGAGTGGAAACGGAAGCTGCTGAAGCCAGAACCAGGCAGATCGAAGCAGAAACCGAGGAGAGACGCAAGGTTCTGGAAGAGGAGCGCAGACAGCAGCAGGAACTGAGCGATATGCGCTTCAACTTCGAGCAGAGAAGTCTTGAGTTATCCGGACAGACCTGGGAAGCTCAACTCAGAGCCATTGATGAATACTATGCCAGGCGCAGAGAGAAGCTGCTTGAAGCCGGGCTTACCGAAGAGCAGATCACAGCCCAGTCCGAGCAAGCCAAAGCTCAAATAAGAAACCAGTATGAGATGCGCAACCTGCAGGGAGCCCAGCAGATCATGCGAGACCTTGCCAAGACCAGTGAGATCTTCGGCAAGAAGGGCTTTGCTATGTGGAAGACACTGGCAATCGGACAGGCGATGATCGACACTTATGCTTCTGCTACCGCAGCCTATAAGGCTATGGCGGGTATTCCGGTTGTGGGCCCCGGACTGGCTATCACCGCAGCTGCAGCAGCCATCGGAGCCGGGCTTGCCAATGTAGCTGCTATCCAAGCAACAGAGCCGCCCAAGGCAGAGACTGGTGGACTATTAGTGGGCAAGTCGCATAATGAAGGTGGCATCCTGATTGAAGCCGAAGGTGACGAGTATATCACTGCTAAAGACCGAGTAAGAGCCTTGGGCAGGAACCTCTTTGACTTTCTCAACTTCGCTCCCATCGAGAAAGTGAAGCTTGCCTTTGCCGGGCTTCCTATTCCATCAGTGCCCATTCCTCAATCCATCGGCTCATATTATGCCGCTGGTGGCTCAATCTCATCAGGGGGCACTATGAATACGCTGTTGGAGATCATGGCTTCAATGCGGGATGAGATCGTTTCACTCAAGCAGACGGTTATGGATTCAAAGTCTGTGATAGACATCCATGTTGATCCGCTTTCAAGTGACCCGGTCAAGGTCTCCGAGATCGCCGATACAGGCAAGATGATCAGGAGCGAGGTTTAGGTGAGCTATGTCTAATCTCTTTAAAATCGATTTCGTGCAGGGCAAGACCGATGCTGCCGACTATAACCAAGTGAAGCACAGTCTGGAAGATACTGCCAGTGATCGGGTCATCATCAGCCTGAGTGTCTCTGCTGATAAGCTGCAGTCTGTATCCAACTACAGCAGAGAGCCTAAGCGGCTGGTGTTTGAGTGTTTCCCCGATACCTGGATAGAGGATAATATCCTGAGTGGTAACAATGAGCATGAGCGTTACATCTCGCACTTCGAGGTTAAGGTATATCGGGATACAGTTCTGTTCTTTACGGGCATCATCGATACTTCCCGGTTGTCCTTTGATATCAGTACGGGCATTCTCAAGTTCACCTGCTATGATAAGATAAAGCTGCTATCAGTATTCTCTGATCTTACGCACTACTATGGGCTTACAGCAGGTTATCTGCCGATCTGGATACTCGGGTACTTCCTGCAGGACATTGAGCAGACTATAGCTATCAGCATTCCCTACTCAAATCAGTTTGTGCAGCCGGTGTTGAATATTCCTACCGGGTCTATGCTGACATTGGCTCACATAGACTATGACGACATGAACAAATATCCTGAGCCTCCCGGTGGCTGGGAATACGGTAATCATGCTACAAGCTGGCCATCTCCGATCTCTGGATACATCTTTAGCAGTATAGCAAATCGGGCGAGCTTCGTCTTTGCTCACAAGAAGGTGATAACAGCTGCTTATCCTGATCCTGCCACTACCAAATATCAGGGTAGATTCAGGGGCAGGATATACCGTTTCTTTAATGGCATTTGTCCGGTGATCGAAGAATATGAAGATAAGACCGGGTGGGTGGATGACCTTTCTTCTATTGATAATGCTTACAATGAGTTGATGTCTTTCTTTACTGATAACGGCATATCACAGGATAGTTTATTTAATCTGATCAGTGCCGGTGCGATTGGAGGTTTGAGTTATGGGCGCAGTCACTACTCCGGCTACTGGGTAGAGGCAAATTGTCACGGGAATGTTTTTCCGGAGCGACTTCAGCCGGGTAAGGCATATGAGAATTACAGCGACGAACAGACCGACAATCTGAAGGTACTGCAAGCCATGTTGATGCTGTATAATGCGACCATCTTTACTGATACCCAAGGCCGCATTGTGCTCAAGAACAAAGATGCCTTCTCTACCCCGGTAATAGATATTGAAGATAATGATGTGGTATCATTCATAGTCAAGCGAGGCAATCAAGAGCAGCCTGACACCACGACCATCGATGTATTGGCAGGAGACAGCACACATTTACAAGGCATTATCAAGAACTATCTCTTAGACTTCTATGGTGGTAAATGGTGTCTTGAGGCGAGTGTTGATCAGATTTCAAAATATGAGCTCAATCTATTCAGCAAGATACGCATCCGGGACAAGGTCTATGCGATTACCGGGATTGAGGAGGACTATATCCAAGACGAGTACAAGGTGAAAGCATGGCTGCTATAATAGGCTTCAGACTCATCAGATGGAGCTCCGAGGGGGTGTTTATCCGTAACTGGCCGACTGGCGAAGTGGAATACATACCCCGCACCAAGTATCGTATTGAGAAGAAGAATGCATTTAATCCCAGCATTGTCCACCGCCGAGATGAATACAGAGAGGATGGCTTTGATCTGCAGGTAAGCTTATATCCGCATGAGTATTACGAGCTCTTGAGTTTTCTAACTAATACAGGGAGATTCTATATTGAGTTCACTGCCCATGGCAGTCTCAAAAGTCAGTTCCCCGTGACAATCAGCCAGCTTCCCAAGTGTCCTGATGATCTGCATGAGTATCCAGAAAAGATCAAGTTCAGCCTGGAATCGAGATACATCGGTTCACCCGGCTATGTGGACTTCAGCATCATCATAGTCCAGGACGATGACGAGATGGTCAGTGGCAGCCAGCAGACCTAAACCACCAACAACACCAATAGGAGCATAGATGTTCAAATACGGAATCAGCTACTACACAGTAGACAATGGAGAGCGAAAACCCGAATCAGGAGTGGATGTCCGTCTGCTTAGACCTGGAGCAGATTGGCAGACCGGAATCCCACTCATCGAGACTGGTGATACCGGCTATTACGAGTGCTTTATCGAAGATGAGAAGGACTGCGGCTTCTACGAGATCTGGGACAACCGCAACGACACCAATGGCAGCTTCAGCGGCAAGTACTGCACCATCGGTAAGCTCGATGCCAGAGGCTTGCAAGATCGCTGTATATACTCAAACCATATTGAGGATGGAGCCGTAACTGCAACCAAGATTGCAAAAAAATCGATCTCAGCTATTCACCTTGATAACAGCACCTTCAAGCTATCTAAACTGCAGCACGAGATACAGAACGAGTACCGCGGTCAAGGAGATATAACTCAACAGTCACCTGCCCGGACCATAGAGGATAAATTCATTATTCACAAGCTGGATCAAGAGTATGATGAGATGCCCTTTGTTCAGATTAGCAATATGTGCGACAGCCATCTCTTCATTGATAATCTGGAACTGGATATGAATAAGGTGATAGTAACCTTGGGAATAGCTATGCCCGGCGAGGGTGAAGTAGCCAAGTACCAGATCCTTGCCATCGCCAAAGACACACCGTAG